TTTTTAATGATTTTGCCACCAGGACCAAGTTCGTCGCCACGTGCATTTACACGAGCGTTACCTACTGCTGGAGTCAATTCATTTCGCTGACGCAACGTATCCATATCGATTTTCTTACCTTGGAAAGTTTGGTAAGTTTTCTTTTGTTGTTGTCTTACAGGCATAATATACCTCCTTTATTATATTAGTACTTATCTCAGGAACTCTCTCCAATCCAGGTCAAACTGGATTGAATCTACCTTATGTACACCTATTAAGTATAGCACATAACTTGCTACACTTGATCCACGTCCTACGCCCCATAAAATGTTATTCTCACGCATAAAGTCTACAAGATAAATCATATAGCGTAATAGATTATGCATATCACGTTCGCCATATGCTTCCATTTCTTCCCATATACGATCTTGTACGTGTTGTGGGCAGGGTGTTTTTGCTTTGCCTAGTACATATTCATATACATTGATGTCTTTGTATTCATCAGGCATAAACCATTCACTTTGACATACACCGTCAAAAGTTTGTTGATCTACATCTAATGGAATATATTTTTGTAGTTTATCAAAGCCTTGTTCTTCCATAGCGACATTGAACTTGTCTATATCGTCGTCTGCATCACAGAGAACTACATGGCACTTATCAGCATGACCTGTATAGATCATATCAATAAGATCTTTATTAGAGAATCGTGGAATACCTAGTTCGTCTGTTTTCATAATCATACAAGTATTTTAACTGATATTAATCAGATTGTCAAGTGAATTATCGCCATCTTGGCTTTTTATTTTTGGTTTGGCTCTACGGCCTTCCATCTCTGCTTTATACATGTCAAGGATGGCTGTAATTTGTTCTTTGACTTGTGGATTTTGTGTCATCCAGAATTTTTTATTTAGAGTAAGAATTTTTTCTTCTAATTCGTTATCAGATAATTCGTCAAAACTTTGTACTAATGGATTAAAGGACGGTATCGAACTCACCTAAATATTCTCCGTAGACTGTTTGCCCGCCGTCAATTGTCCAAAATCTATAGATATATGGATGTACATTATCGTCAATAGTTGCTGGATGTGCAAATCCTGTTGCTACCTTGATTGAACCACTATTTGCTGTAGAAAATGTTACAGTGTCTGCTTGCCCACGTCCGCGTAGTTCTAACCATACTTCAGCATACTTACCACTTGCTGGCCAATCTGCAAGTTCTAATGTAATACCTGTACTATTAATTGTATAAGAATGATATGTTGCTATTTCAAAACTTACTGGTCTAACACCTGCACTACTTAATACACCACCACTGTAAAACTTGCTTGTACCTCTAAGAAATGTTACATTCTTAATAGTGTTTCCTTGCATGTCAGTTTCAGCATCATTATTCTTTACTGTATTTGTATCTAATGCTGTTAAGTCAGCATGGGTATTTGTTAGTTCTGCTTTAATTTTAGTGAAATTATCTCTAAAACCTTGCGAGTCGTTATCTTGTCCTGCAACAGGATAATCTGCATTAATTGTTCCAATATTAGAACTGCTTGTTGTAATGGCCATATCTTATTCTCCTACACATATTTATCAGTGTTACGCATTATAATTATATTTTCCGAACACAATATATTGATCGTTTGAGTTACCTACAACACTATCTACTATATATCTGTCAATTTCTATGTCTAAATCTTTGAAATCGTATGTTCTATTTCTTAAGTTAATCATTATTTCGTCACTTGTACCTGGCTTACAGTAACATAAAGGTATTGCTAGTGTAAAGCCTGTTTCTTGTTCTCCAGCAACTTGTGGAGTACGCATCCATAATGGTAAAAAGTCGTATTCTGTACGCCCTAATGCTTTTATACTATCTTGCATATTAGTTATATTACTAATATATTTTTTACCTTGACCCCCACTTGCTAATACAGCATCACTATCTGCTTTTACAACATTATCTTCACCAAATACAAACGGGTCTGAATCTGTGTTTGCTGTTGCTGTTAGTGTTTCATTTGTTGCTATTGTGTTTACAGTATCACCTAAATCTAATTGTGTATCGTCAGTCATAAATTTATACTGTTCAGTATTTCTATTGACACTAGATCCATCAAGTAATGTTGGAGTTCCTTGTTTATGATTACTTCGCTGTGCTAAGTCTGCTTTTAGTTGCATTGAACCTTGTTGTACAAATGACTTTTTTGTTTCGCCTACTTTTGCTTTTGCTGGATCAATGAGTTCTACATATACAACTTCATATACTACTTCTTGTGTACCTGGTGTTTTTGCTACTGCACTTTTAAGAGCACCAAGATTAAATCTGCGTTTTCTATGCCATTTTTGACTTGCTATAGCAAAGTCGTTTATAGTTTTTGTTTCAATACCTGCATATGCTAAAATTTTAATATCACGTTGTATTCCAAAATTTGGATCATTTGGTCTATATATACTTGTTGGTGGAAAGTTTGCAGGATCACTTATAAATGCTTGATACTCTGATCGTTTAGATTCTTTTAAAAATGGTTTCATATACAAGTTACTATATTGTGTATCGTCATCATCAATTACTTCAATACTAAACTCTTTTGTAACTGCACTAAATCCAAACCTATCTTGTGCTTCAACAACAAATTTATAGATTCTATCAATACTTGTAGTATCATTATCAAATGTCATATCATCATTATCAAAGAATGTAAGACCTGTAATTACTGTAGGCGTTGTTTGACCAAATTGTCTAACTGTGCCTGTAATTTCTCCATTGTATTCAAGTGTAAGTCCTGGAGGCAAACGTCCACTGACTAGTCTATAGAATAAAGGAGCATCAGGTACAGTAGTAGTACCTTGAACTTTAAATACACTTATTTGATTTGCAGGTATAGTTCCTAATTTTGTTTTACTAGTCCATGCAATGCTACTATCCACATCACCTAATAATTGTACTGTGAATGTTTTATCTTTGAATGTAGCAACAATGAGTTTATTATCTTGTCTAAGTAAAAGTTCTGCTCTTACTGTAAATTTGTACTGTGTTGTAATTGCTGGTTGGTATGCAACTCTTCCTGCTATTTCTCCAGTGTTTACATCAATTGCCATTCCAACTGGAACTTTACTAGTTGTACCATCATCATTAGTTGGCATTAATCTGTAATTTATTGCACCTTCTTGATTTTCGTTTTTTAGTACTTCTAAGAATAATGTAATATAGTTGTTTGCTCTACGGAATCCAAAGTCGCCTGGAGTAATCCAAATTGGTGTTCTTATATAAGTGTTATCAGCAGTAAACACTCCTGTTGCAACTTGTACAACAATGTTATCCGCACGTAGGAAGTCTTCGCCTACAACAAATATAGTGAAATTTCTTTTTACAACTGCAAGTCCGTCACTTACACTAACTTTAAAATCATAATGTCTGTTTAATTTTTTTGGTGGATTGTATACATAATTGTTTATAAGTTGCCCTTGATAAAATAAACTACTTTTGTTTGAAAAGTCATGTAAGTACATATCGTAGTTTGTTGTATCATATTGTCCTAGTTTTGATCTTTTATCTAATGCAAGTAAAGGTTCAACAACACCAGATAGTTTACCAGTTTTACTCATGCTTATTCCTGGTGGTAATTCACCGTCACCCTTATCAATCCAAAACTCTAAACTTTTGCCTTCCGGTAAATCAACGTCTGTTGCTACTAATTGAAAGTCAATTATCTCATTATCTAAAATAAAAAATCTATTGTTAATAGGAGAATTACCTACTGACAATCTTCCTTCTTTAGTTTTCCATAAAGGATCATCAGGTCCTTTAACTACAATTTTAAATGTTCTATCGTCAATTACATTATTAACTGTTGCACGTAATACAAAAGTAAATGTACTTTCACGCTCAACTTGTTTTGGAGTGCCAATAATGTTATTTTGAAATATTCTAAGACCAGGAGGTAACGAACCTGCTATAATAGATATAGTTGGACTTATACCTGAAGTAAGAGGTAATCCTACGGAAATAGTTTCTTCTTCATTAGTCGTAACTAAAGTTGTTCCAGATGCTTGTGTCCAATTAGACATATTATAATATAGTCCCCATATCACTACCGAATGTAACCGGTGCAGTTATTGTGCCGTAATCAAGATCAAAATTTAATTGTAAAAATTCTGCATGACTTTGAATGTTTGGAACAATATCTCCGAATTCAAGTTGTGTACTAAACACTTCACTACCTTGACTTGATGTGTCAGTAATTACTAGATTGTTACCAGACATGCTAGTTGTAATACCTGCACCACCTATAATACGTAGTGTTTCACCATCGTCTACATTCAGACTACCACCGTCAGTGACTACTAACATGCCCTGTAGATCTGTGCTAATTTGTATGTCGTTTCCTGCAACTGCGGTAACAGACATTCCTGTACCTGCTGTAAAGTTTTTAAATGTTAATTGATCGCCGACTTTGCCTGCGAATACAGCAACGCCAGTTCCTATACCAGCGGCTGTTGTTGATTCTGGAGAACGTAAATCTAGTTCATCAAAGTTTTCGTTAACTTTGCGAAATGCTTCTCTTAGATCATCACCTGTTCCGTCGTTAGCAATATTACCTATGTTAATGTTTTGTATTGTCATAATAGTTTCCTTATATTGTATTTATTACTATCCACCGTATGCAAAACGTACTGCACCACCGCCACCATTTTCTCCGGCACCTGCTAAAAACCAACGATATGTATATTGAGCACCGTAAGAATATATAGTTTGATTTCTGATTTGTCCGCCGGCACCGCCGCCTCCACCGTAACCAAACGCTGATCCTGTTGCTGTTCCACCATCACCGCCGTCTCCTGCACCACTATAGTTGTAATTACTAAAACCTAACGCTGGAGCATCTGTGCCAGTACTACCCACGTTAGTACCGCCATATAAACGCATGCCTCCGCCGTTGCCTCCATGCTGTGCTTTATAATAATTATATCCGCCTGTGCTTCTGTGAAAATCACCTATACCTTGGCCACCTTTACCGCCATAGCCGCCTCCACCACCGCCACCACTTGCTTTGGTAGAAGAAGGAGCAGATGAACTTGCACGAAGTACTGAACCTGTTCCAACATAACTTACACTATTATCAACAAACACTGTGTCTATACTGCTACTGCCGCCACCGCCGTTATTGTATCCACTTGCTCCACCGCCACAAAGTGCAGTGCCTAAATCGGTTCCGCTTCTAGTCCATGTAATTTGAGTGTTTCCTCCGCTAGTAGAATTAGTAATAGTTCCTGCTTGTGGATATTTTTGACTTGCACCGTTTACTGTTTCGAACGGAGAATTTGTACTACAAGACCCTGCTTGTCCTGCTCCGCCAACTTGTACTGTAAATACATCACCAGCCTGTACAGTTAAATCAGTTATTCCGTAATATGCTCCGCCTCCACCGCCTCTTCCTGAGCCTGATGAATATTGTCCACACATTCCTCCACCACCGCCACCTACCATGGATATACTCAAGGTATTAACGTTTGCTGGAACAACAAATGATCCGTTGGATGTAAGTATTTGTTCTCCAGCCGCAGGTGTCTGACTTGTATCTACTATTGAAATACTTGCACTTATACTCGGATAATCATCTAAAGTTAAT